TAGTTTTCTTTAATTCATAGGAAACATTATTTAAATTTAAAAGTTCTTGTATAGAATCATGAAGTTCCCATCTTGATTGAGTTTCAAATTTAATTTTCTTATATGAAACTCCTTCATCAAGAATGGAAACAGAACTATATCGTTCTTTGTAACTTGTCTTAATATTAGAAGTAAGGAAATTTAGGACTTCTTCTGGTGTAATAAATTGCATTAAAATTTAATTTTTAAATTATTTATTAACGATCATTCTTAGAACGGTTCTCTGAAAAATACGAATCAAAGGTTCCTTCTGGATATCTTTTTTCAAGTTTATTAATATTACGAAGAAGAACATCACTCATAGAAACTCCTAGTGCTTGCGTTGCTTGTGCAACATACCACATGATGTCACCCAACTCAATGATAAGATGCTCTCGGTTATCTTTTGTCCATGGTTTGCCTTGGAAAATCATTTTCTTGATGATCTCAAGAAACTCGCCACCTTCAGCATTAATGCCAACACCAGCAGTAAGTAGTCGTTCAATATTTGCACCTTGACGATCTAGTTCGCCAATACGATCTGCAAAGTCCACAAAGTTCTTGGAGCAATTAGAAGTTACTGCATCCACAAAATGTTCATAGTTAGAGAAGTTAATTTCTTTTTTCATACTTTTAAAGAAGAGAATTTTTCAAATTTATCGACAATGTTTTTATGTTCGTCAAAGTCATACTCAACATCTTTTTTTGTATCAATGATGTTGTTCTGAGATGACTGTTCACAATCATACAACCTCATCTTCGTTCTGTCAACACCCACCACAAATCTTTTATTAATGGTTGGGTCGTTGTAGCGATTCTTGAGTTGCTTTACCATAATTTGTCCAAGTTGTTCAGATTCTTCTGTGCTAATAAGAGCAAACATAAAATCAGCAGTAGCGGGAAGACCAAAGGATTCACTAGTATCAGTAATGTCAACATCAGAGCTACTATAACCTGAACGAGTAGTTTGTGTTGCTGATACAATAGGCACATTGTTCTCAACAGCGAGACCACGGAGTTCTTCTGCAATACCTTTAACCAAGGTATATGAGTTGACAAAACTTGCTTTAAACCGTTGAGAGGAACAAATGTTAAGGTAATCAACAAATATAACATCAGGTTTAAAATTTCTTTTAAGAGAAAGATCATTAAGAAGAGATCTAAAATGCCCAACATGTGCTGACGCTGTAGGGTACTCCTTAATTATAAGTTTACCATTAGTTTTTTTAGTAAGATTGGTTACTTTACTTTCATATAATTTTTGAGGAAGGTCACGAAGTTGTTGGATGGGAACACTCAGAAGATTAGCATCTATGCGTTCTGCGATCTTTTCCTCTGCCATTTCAAGAGTAATGTATAAAACATTTTTCCCCTGTAGTAACGCGGATGCTGCAACGTGACACATAAACAAAGATTTACCTACACCTGTGCCAGCAAGTGCAACGTTAAGAGTTTTGTTTGGAAGACCACCCTTTGTAATTTTGTTAAACATATCAATGTCAAAAGGAATCTTTGATTCCTTTCTGTGGTATGAGTTGTATCTTTCTACATAATCATCAAGGTAATCATGACCAATAGTATTATCAAATGATACTGAAATAGCATCTGATAGTATACTTGGGATTGCTCCCATATCTTTATTTGGATCTTGTCCATCTGCAATCTTAATACTTTCTAATAAAGAAAGATAAATCGCACGATTCCTACACCACGTTTCAGACGAATCTACTATCCATTGGAGGTTGACTTCATCATCAGTAAATGAATCTATAATAACAGAGGCATTCTTATATTGCTCTTCTGTAATATTTTTTTTGTTTTGAAGATCTACTTCTAATGATTCTTTTGTTGGACACTTTTCATATTTTGAAATAAAATTATAAATTATTTCAAAGACAAGTTTATTGTCAACGTTTTCAAAGTACTCCTTTTTAAGATAAGGAAATACTTGTTTGCGATACGAATCATTAAACAGAAGATTCTGTAAAATAGTAACTTCTAAATTTTTCATGTGTAATGAAAATAAGACCCAATAATATATTTGTCCTCACTAACTGTAGGTTTACCCTGATGAGGAAAAGTCCAGGTAGGGGGGAATATTAGCATACGACCAAGTTTTGGTTTGATGTATTTGTTGATAGTAGTAAAATGAGTTTCGCCCCCAACTTGTACCGTATTTAAATACAGAAAAAAAGCAAGAAATCTTTTTGCAGATTGATGATCTCCAACATCTACATGTTCTTGAAATGAATCATCTGTTCCTTTTCTATATTTCTTTATCCTGAATTCCTCGTATGCATATCTTTCAGGAAACCATTTAATACAATCTAAACTATCCATATATTGTTTTAATATAGGACGCAGCATTGGTATTAATTCCATAGCAATACCATCATCAATAACTAGATGATGAAATTTTGGTTTATGTTGATTGTCTACAAATTCAGGTATTGATTCATGATAGTGATCAATTAATTTCTGACAGAATTGTTTTGACAATACATCATCATAAACTTTTATGTAATCATCAATTCGTTTCACTACCATATGAATACTCCTGTTTTGCTGCCCAATCAAGTTTGTCCATAATTTCAGGAGTAAAGAATTTTTCTGGTTCGGCAAGGATAGCAGAAGCATAATGCTTAGATTTATCAATCACCCAGTATGCACCAGATTTGCTAAAGATTTCATACTTCTCTCCAAGTTCAAGAAGACCATAGTATTTGTCAAGTCCTCTTACATCAAAGAATAGTCGTGTTTCAGCAATAGAATTTTCTTTAGTATATCTTGACTTAGATGCTTTTGCTTTAATAATCACACCAGTTTGAGATCCTTTACTATCTTTCTCTTTAGATTTTGTTAATTGTACAATAGTAGATGCTGCGTATTTTAGACCAGATCCCCCACCCATCTCACTTTGCTCACCGTAAGGATTAATTGTTTTGTAAGTATGATTGGTTACAATCATTGGAATCTTTGCTTTACCAAGTTTACTCGTAACAATCCTAAAGACAGATTTAATAACTTGGGTCTTTGTCATATCACGAACTTGTTTATCAGAAAGTGCATCATCAAGTTCTTTCTGAGATGCAAGCATTCCCAAAGAGTCCAATACAATTAAAAGAGGTTTCTTTTCATCATCTTTAAGTTTCAAAACATTATCAAGGATACGAATAATTTGAGTACGAAACTCTTCAATAGTATCTACTGGAAAATGCCATACTCTTTTTTCATCAAGTCCACGATTCTTAAATAGATCTCCAGTTGCTGCTGCTTCACTATCAAAGTAAAATACTGCCCCATCTGGATTTGCATCTAAAAAGTTCTTAGCAATTCCAATAGCATAAAATGTTTTGCCTGTTGCCTGTTCTCCAGCAATAGCAGTAACACGATTGTCTGCAATGCCCCCATAAATTGACCCACTAAGAACTGCATTAAGAATGTAAGATCCAGTATCAATAAAATTTTGTTCAGATCCTGTAATGATCCCATCTGAAACTAATTTTGCAAAATCATTCTTTGCTTCTTTAGCAATGCTATCAAAAATACTCATACAAAAAGGTCCTCCAAGGTTGCTTGTTTTTCTGATTTCCATCCTATCACATGTAGGATGATTTGTAAAGGATCCAAAAAGGACTTCTGAAACTGCAACTTATAATCAATGTACTTGTTGAGATCAAGTTCTTCTGGAAAATTAGATAGAAAAGATATTACATTTTCTCCAATGATATTTGGTTGTTTTAAATAAACAAATTTAATCTTTTCCCCTTCTTGAATTATAGGATACTTATGATTTAACTTTTTACCTTTTATGTGATAGTTGTATACCAAAGTACCTCGTACATGAATAGGGCAACTCTTTTTATACAAAGTAGAACTGCCTTTCCATTTACTGAGATTGTTTACACTACGGGGAAACGATATATCCTCAGGTCTCATTTTAAAAAAGTCACTTTTGAACTCGTCAATAAACTTAATAAGATCACTTTCAGTTTTAGTCATAATAATTTTAAGTGCATCTTTAATTTTACTCCTACATGGAGCAGGAGTTGAAGATTTAACTGCTTCAATTCCCATCATCTTAAGTTTTGGTTCTGCATAGCGAACTCCTTCACTATCCCAAACATTAAGAATGTATCTTTTCTTTGCAGTCCATATACCTTTATCTGCAATGTTCTCACGCTTCATCTGCATTTTCTGTTCATATGCAGAAACATAATCGGCAAGTTCTTGATAACTAGATTCAATAAATGGTTCCATTTTATCTCGACAGATTTTATCAAGAACAGAAACTATTGCTGGTTTGTTATCAAGTTTATTAGAAAAGAATTTCTTTACTAATGGTCCAAGATTTAAATAAATTGAATCAGTATCAGATGCAATTACATAATCCATATTATTAGATCCTAATAGATTATTAAGATACATATTCATTTTATTTTCAATCCAACGAATTGAAACTTGACCAGATAAAGTAATTGCCTCTGCATTTGCTAATTTATAATAACGAAAATACTGATTACCAATAGCACCATAGGCAGAATTAAGTTGAATCTTTCGTGCCATTTGAATATTATTGCAGCGAGCAATCTCTTTTTCCAACTCTTCAGTTGGATTCTTTTCATATTCCTGCTTTGCTGTGAGCATTTTCTTTTTATAGATGGTACGATCTAAATAAATCTTTTCCATTAACTTAGGCAAGAATCCTTTAAAATCTTTTCGGTATTGTGCTCCATTTGCACAGACAGAATACTTGCTGTTAATTAGAATATCCTTATTAAGAACTTTATCTACTGTGATCTTTGGGTTCCTTTCCTCAACCAAAGTTTCTGGCGATATGTTGTATTGCATAATGAGGTGAGGGTATAGGGAGTTGAGGTCAAACGATACAACCCAATCATACATACCTGGAACTGGTTCTTTAACATAAGCACCAGCATACTTTTCATCTTTTTCATGTTTTTCTGAAGGAGGAATGACAATGTTATCTCTATTAAGATAGTTGTAAATTATGCTGTCCCACATGCGAACTTGATAATAGACATCTTCAAAGTTTACCTTTGCATCATATGCCATTGTGATTGCAAGTTCAATTAACTTCATTTTGTCTTCCAAGCGGTCAACAAGTTCTACGTCATGAATATTATATTCTACAAATTTATTCCAATCTTTTGTATAAAAATCTTTGAACGTATCATACTCACTATGATCTAGTTTTTGCTGACCAAGTTCAACATATGCAATATGATCAAGACGATAAGATTCTTGATTAGCATAAGTAAATTTTTGATACAAATCTAAGTAATCTAAGATACTGACGCCAACAATATCATAGTAAATAAAATCTCTACCACGTATTGTGATATTTTTTTCTGGAACTTTATTCCAAGGAGAAAGAGATTTCATGTGCTTATCTGAGAGCACTCGCATAATTCTTCTGCAGATGTATGGAACGTCAAACATTTTTACGTTCCATCCAGTCAGAATATCTGGAGTATTTTGAGACCACCAATAAAGAAAATCTTTAAGCATCTCATGCTCTTCCCAGAACACACGATACTCAACATCAGGTCTAGTATTATTATACTCTCGTGTACCCCAAACAATAAATTTTTTAGTAGTAAAATTTTTAATTGTTAAACATAAAATTTCTTCCGTAGTGTTTTCAATACTAGGAAATCCATTCTCAGAACTAGTTTCAATGTCAAGGGTATAAATTTTTAAATTAGTTATATTGTAAGGGATTTCATCTTGTGGAAAATTTTTACTAATGTATTGGTAAAGAAATCTATCATTACCATACACATTAAAATTTTCTACATCTTTGTACTTATCTAAAAATTCCTTAGCATCTTTTACATTAGAAAATTCTATCGGTTTAGCATTGTAACCTTCTAGAGTTTTGTATTGAGTATCTTCTTTGCATGGAACAAAAAGAACTGGAGAGAATGAATCTTTATATTGAACACGCTCTCCATTCTCATATCCAATATAAAAAATAGTATCCCCAGTTAGTGAAACATTACTGTAAAACTTCTTCATTAGGTAGTTGTTCAAGATACTTTGCTAACAGGGACTTTGATGGGTCTACTATTGTAGCAAGCATGTCAGAATAAAGCAATATGTTTTTTTGAGATGTGTGTTTAGGATAACTTATCAATTCCACGTTACCTATAGCTTCTATTACTTCCATTGGATTGGAAAGAAACACTGATGGTTCCATTTGCATTTCTTCAAGTTGAGTTATAAGGTAAGTTCCATTCTTAAGCAGGATCAGTTTGATTTCCATCTTCTTCAATTTCAATTTGATGCTTTGAACAGTAATCTTTCATAATCTGATCGTGCGGATCATATATTGTTACTACCCAATCAGAAGGAATGATAAACTCTCTTTCCTTAGATAATGGTGCCCAATCAATATATTTAATTTGAAAAGTTGTTTTTGGTTTTGCTTCATTAGCACTATCAGTCACCAATTGATCCGAATCATCTTGCTTTTCAACAATCTGCATGGTGTAAGGATTTTTCAAATAATATGCAATGATTCCCTTTTTTTCTTTATCTAAAATTTCTTTTGCATTACTGATGACATCTTCACCAGATTTCAAAAGCATAACTTTAACGGTCATAATGACAATTTCCTATCTTGTAAATTAATAATGTATTGTGAAAGTTTATCAAGGTATCCACGATTGCGTAATTCTTTAAATACTAAATTTTCAAGAGCAAACTCTCCACCTTGTTGAATTGCAGATGCTCTCATATCTCTAATTTTATCTTTAAGTTTTTTAAGAATATCATAGTCATCTACTTGACTATCAATCATATCGTCAATCTTTTCCATCATATCATGAACTTTCTTAAAAAGCAAGGGGTCAGATAAATTAACTTCATATCTTTGAGGTTCCTTTACCCACCTATCATTTAAGATAGAATATACCCCTTGACCCACTGGCAACCCATCACTAATATCTTGAGCATATAATTCAACTGAATGTGAATAAATTTTGATGTCATGCATCAAAGACCACAATTGTTTTTTATCTCTTAAATAATCATCTAAAATTTCTGGACAGTTTGCAATTTCCCTTTTGTCTACAACTAAATGTAAATCTAAATCAGAAAATCTAGTATAGTTATAGTTGGCATTACCACCAACTAAAATTATATCTTTGATTGCTTCTTGAGGAATCTTTGCAAACTCTGACCACTTATATCCAATCTCAAGAAGTTTTGATTTAACTTCTTGCCTTAACTGAAGTCCTTCCCAAAACTTAATATTAAGTTTATCGTGATACATTAGGGTTAACCTAAGTTGCTGAAATGATTTCACAGACACTAGATTGAATTTATTTTTATTTATCTTCCACGATTTCAATATGTGATTCTGTAATTGTGTCTGCTCCAAATACTGCTTTTGCTTGCTCTGCTGGTCTGAGGGTTTGTCCATATGCCTCTAAAACAGAAAGAATTGGTTCTACAATAGATACAATCCAATCAGGATTTACTGCAATATCATTATCATGAGTTAATGGTTGCCATTTTTCTAAAAGAATTCTGCCAGTATACTGTTGATTTTCACCTTCAGTACCTGGAACAATTTCCTTTTCTATAAAAATTCTATAGGCATTATTGAAAATAAATGCCTGCCTTTCTCCAGTTTCTTTATGTTGTACCTCTGACACATCAGCAACAACATCTTCTCCAGATTTCAGTTTGACTACTCTAATTGCCATAGTGTTAAAAACAATTTACATTATAAGGGGGTCCTTGGTCTTTGTCAAGAACCCCCTTACGCCGACGATATTGGGTTACCCCGTTACTATTTATGCTCAGTCAACAATTGTTGAGTATCCGCATTGATAAAATATGTAACCTTTTTTTGATGGTCTGGGATAACTCTTTCTAAAGAAATAGTCAATAAACCATCTTCAAAGTTTACAGAAGATACTCTGACATCATCGGCAAGTTGCCAAGAGTTTGAGAAGGAACGTTTGGAGAGACCTTGATGTAGGTATGTTCGTTCAGAATCTCTTTTCGCAACTTTGGAGGCAACTCTGAGAATGTTTTGTTCAGTAGAGACCTCGATCTCATCTGATTTAAATCCTGCCAAAGCAATTTCAATTTCGTAATTACTAGCATCGTGTTTGATTAAATTATAGGGTGGGTAACTGGTATTACGACCAGACATTGCCTCAAGGCGATTAAACACATCATCAAGTCCTACTGAAAATGGGGAATACACATCCCAGGTATATTTATTCATTTTAGTTCTCCTTTAATAAGCGAGTTTTTATTTGGACCCTAACGGCATCCAATACTTATTTATCGAAACTACTTAAAATAATAATACGGTAATCCCAAATTAATCGAAGGGGTTACCGTATAAAATTAATTAGATTCTACTACTTTCTTTTTGCCAATATTATATTTGGATTCAAGAATCCATTCATTTTTTTCTTTGTATGCAAGAACTTTAATTTGATTAAGAGGTGCAATATCAGTAATAGAATCTGACTTAACTACTTCAATTAGTCCCCAATCACAGAGAAGTTGAGCAATTCTATTTCTCCTCTGCACATCATTTTGAGTAAGATTTGCTGTCTTACCATCAAGAGCAAAGAGTTCTTTAAAATGAACAATATAATATTTACCTTGCTTGTGCAGAATGTGACAAGATTGATACAGTTTCTTTTCTTTACGAGAAGCAACTCCAATCCTAGAAAGTGTTTCTCTAACTTTTAGAAAATCATCAGGTTGAGTAAGAATAACTTCAACCATACTTTCACGATTCCACTTTACTTCAGCAACTTCAGTCATGTTTTCCTCCACGATTCAACTTAGATTTAATAATTTCAATTTGTTCTTTATTTAGTATTTTGAGAGCTGCTTGTGCTTTTTCATTACTATAACCATAGTATTGCTTGACACATTCAAGATCTTCTATCTTAGTTTTCTTTTCCCAAGGAGAAAATCGTTTTCTCTTCCTGACAATATTTATATAAAAATCATATTGAAGTTTGTTAGGAAGAGTATAATTTAAATTCATTTCATTTGCTATGAAGATAGTATCATAGAAAGATGACATGCATTTGGTAATAACCCAAGATGGATAATCTTTTTCCCATCCTGGATCTTCGCCGTCCATTAAATTAACTTTAGTTTCATTGATGCTCTTCAAATAATCCGTCAGATTGTATTGGAAGTTCATAATTTAGTAGTAGAAGTTCTTTGCGACTTTTTTGATTTTGGTTATAGTTACCAGTAGATCTCATGGTATAGGTAAGATTCCAATCTTTCTGATACCATTTAGGAAACCTTTCTTTAACAAATAAATCTGAATTATAAGTAATCATACATTTATTCAAACTATTATTTACCGATGCAGCAAACCACTCATGATCAAATCCTTTATGCATGTTACCATTCTTACCATATAACGATGTTTTAATATCATATGGTGGGTCTAAAAATACAAAAGCATCTTCACCATAAAGAAGTTCTTGATAATTTAGATTAGTAATTCTCCAATTACTAATCAATTCTCCAATAAAAGGAAGTTTATCTATTCCTTTAAAAGTAAAATTCTGTCTTGATGCCTGTTCGCTAAATGAAGATGATTCAGACAGTCCACTGAAAGAACATTTATTTACAAGATAAAAATTAAATGCCACAATGTACTCATCTTGTTCATCTAATCTCTGTTTAGCATTATCAAATGCAATTCGATGAGCATCTGGACTTTCACCAAGTTGAGTTTTGAGTTCTCTAAGATCGTCTGACAACCTCCTAGGATCGTCTCTGAGGACCCTCCAGAAGCAGTAGAGGGGTCTGTAAAGGTCGTTGACCCAAACCTCTGCATAGGGGTAGTTCTGCGTCACGTAGAGCGCCATAGAACCACCTCCAAGGAATGGTTCACGATACCTTTCAATGGTTGGAAGATTAGAACTTAAATATTTTATTGCTCTAGATTTTCCTCCAGGGTATCTAAGGGGAGTTTTGTACATCATAAAAAATCAAGTGTGTTTGGTTCTAAATTATTGTTAGAATATAATTTTCGTTCTTCAACATACTTTCTATAGACATCCACTGGACAATCTTTTCTACCTAGATTTTCACCTCTAGTAGTAAGAACTACATTACCAGGAACATAACCTCTTGAATCGTCAAGACGATCTAAACTAATTGATTGTGGGCAATGCTTTTTAAAAACATCATTAGGATTTAAAGGATAGTTTGACCAATAACATCTCCCATTCTGTTTTTTATAGAGTTCTATCAAATGCTGTTCAGTGATTTCAACATCAAGCCAGTGATCTCTTTTAGTCCCGTTTCTTTTCATAAATCCAGGTCTAGAGTTTCCTCTAGCACGACGAAGTAACATCTTCCAAGGATTTTGATTATGATTTAAACTTGTCATTTAAATTCACACTCCACCATCATTTCAGTAAGAGCCGCAAGAAGATTAATTTCTTGATCAGCAACAAATGCAGATTGATATTGATACTTGGCAACAATCAACACTGCTTGTGGAATGGTTCTAGCATCCAAATAGTTATACAGATTGTCATATACAGAACGAAAAATGTGAGAAGGTTCATTATCAAGATTGTTTGACACCCACTTTTTAACTACAGTAAATTCTTTATTTTTCATTGCCTTAGTAAGTTCAGTGAATTTAATATCAGACAAGTTTGATAGGATACCACTATCAATTTCTCCACCAACAGAATACCGTTGGCATTCATTTAATGCCCTACGCCAATCTGGAAAAAATTTAAAAATTAATTGTTGAAGAACTTTTGGATCATATTTAATATCTTCTTTCTCAAGAATAAACTTGAGACGGTTAAAGAATTGTGTTGCAAGTTCTGGTTTTTCATTTCCTGGAATTGAAAAATCAATGACTGAACATCGAGAGTGGAGCGGTTCAATGATTTTGTTTTTGAAATTGCAGGTAAAAATAAATCTACAATTGCCATGAAACGCCTCAATATTCGCCCTTAAGGCAAGCTGTACATCTGAAGATGTGTTGTCAGCTTCGTCAACAATAATAACTTTATGGTTGGAATCACTAGATAATGATACGGTCGATGCAAAATTTTTAACTTTATTCCTTACTGTATCAAGAAATCGTCCTTCGTCCGATCCGTTAATGATAATGTAATCTGCTTTTAATTCTTCGCACAGTGCTCTAGCAACTGTTGTTTTACCAATGCCAGCAGTTCCACAAAGAAGAAGATTAGAGATTTCCCCAGCAGAAAGAAAATCCTGAAATGTTTTTTTACTCAGTTTAGGAAGAATACAATCACTGATTGTCTTTGGTCGGTATTTTTCAACCCAAACAAAATTACTCATAATAAATCAATAACCTCAAGATTTTTGAAAACTTGAATCGGGTTCTAGAGCAATGATGTACTCTAGTTTATCTACAGTGTTAGTAAACTTTACTGCCTTTGAATAAAGATTTACTTTATAGTTGCCTTTGAGGATTTTAAAATTCTCAGTTTTAAGATTATATCTAAATGTGTCTGAAGAATTACCAACTTCAATTGAAAAGGTATTTGATGTATTATTATCTTTGTCTTTACAAATAACATTGACATCAGATCCATCACATTCAATACAGAGGTCTGGGAACTTCATAGTATTAAATGCCCTCATCAACTTTTCAAAAGTAACAACATCCAAATTAAAATTAAATTGAGATTCTCCCAAATTTGGTTTTGTATCTGGAGCACTGATGATAACTTCAGGATCAGTAAAAAAGTATTTTACACTAAGTTTACCATCAACAAATTTTACAAACTTATCATTAGTAAAATTCAACTCAGGGTCATTTGCAAATAAATCAAATGATTGAGCAAACTCAGCAAGATCGTAAATAGCAAATCCAATTGGAAACTCTTCCTCAATGGTAGCAGAAGCATAAATGTTTTTAGTTACTGCAATGGTTGCAATTGTACTGCCTGGTTTAATTGCAATAGAATTATTAATGCCAACAAAATTTTTAAGAATAGAAAGTGTTTTCTTGGATAGTTTCATAATCAACGAAATTCAGTAAGACCATTTTGAGTACGAGTATAATGACCATCAAAATGCAACAGGAGCATTGCATAATGAATTACTTTCATAAGATCTCTTTTGTTTCGACCATCTTTATCACCGTAACGACTTCCATACTTTAGGATATTTGCCTGACAAAATCCAGTTGCAAGTTTCTTTGCCGCCATCA